TCACTTATCAAAAATTTGCAGAGAATGGAACAGGTAGATTTTTCTTAGCTACTTTAAATGGAGCAGATGGACTAGCCTTTGTTGATGCAGATGGAAGTGCTGAAAGGATGCGTATTACTGCTGATGGAGATGTTGGAATAGGATGCACTCCCTCCGCTACTGATTGGGGAAGTGCCGAGAGAGTTTTACAAATTGCTGGAACTCAACCTTTATTTTCTTTTAAGGAAACTGATAATACTAAAGAATTTCAAATAGCTTTAAGTGGAGGAGCTTTATATTTCTGGGATGTTGTTGCATCTGCTAATAGGATGCTTATTAACACTAATGGAGTAATTGATGGTGATTTTAATGATACTTCTGATATAGCTCTTAAAGAAAATATAAAAGAGCTACCTTCTAGTTTAGATGTCGTTAATAAATTAAATCCAGTTTCTTTTGATTGGAAAGAAGATCAAAGGCCATCAAAAGGTTTTATTGCACAAGAGGTAGAAGCAGTTGATTCAACTTTGGCAGGTGGTGAAGAAGGATCAAAATCAATTAAGACTTCTGGAATAGTTGCTGTTTTAACTAAGGCTGTTCAAGAGTTAGCCGAAGAAGTAGAAAGTTTAAAAAATAATAAATGTAAATGTGAGGAGTAGATAGTGGCTATAAATTATACATGGGATGTTTCAAGAGTTGATGTTTACCCTACTAAGGAAGGAAAAGATGATGTAGTACATAACATACATTGGAGAATAATAGGAGCAGACGATTCAAATAATGATTCTGATGGCAATGCACAAAGATCTTCAGTTTATGGAACTCAAGTAATAGATACTTCAGACTTATCAAATTTTACAGCTTTTGCAGATCTTAATTCTACAATCGTTCAGGGATGGGTAGAGGATGCTTTAGGAGAGTCTACAGTTAATGAGTTAAAGCAGACAATAGATAATGAAATATCAGAAAAGGTAAATCCAACTTCAGAAACTAAAACAATAGGAGAATAATAATGGCTAACAAAGAAAGCATAGTTAATATTAACGGAACTGAGTATAAAGAATCTGAGTTTAACGATGAGCAAAAATATTTACTCGCTCAAGTAAGAGATTTAGAAGTACAGCTTAATACATTAAAAATGCAATCAGATCAAAGACAGGCTGCATATAACTTATTTACCGATCAACTTATTGCATCAGTCAATACTGATGCAAAATCTAAAATAGAGGTAGTCAAATAAAAATGGAACATGAAACAGAAATTGCTTTAGACATTGTTAGTGTCTCAACAGCCTTTGGTGCGCTATTGGGAATCCTCCCACCATTAGCTGCTTTATTTACAATTCTTTGGACAGGTATAAGAATTTGGGAGACAGAAACAATCAAGGGAATAACTGGTAGATGAACATATTTGGAAGTGTTGTTAATGCGGTCTCAAGTGTTGGTAAACAATATTTAGAAAATAAAGCACAAAAAAATAAACTTACATCAGATTTACAAAAAGCTAAAGTAGATGCTCAAATAAGGCGTTTAGAAAATGAACAAAACATAGAAGCAGACTACGACTTAGAAGCTTTAAGACAAACTCAATATTCGTGGAAAGATGAAGTTGCTTTAATTGTTATTTTATTACCTTTCATTGGTTCTTTTTTACCTCAAACACAAGAATATGTTGCCATTGGATGGCAACATCTTCAGCAACACGCTCCTGATTGGTACACCTATGCTTTCTTAGGAGCTATTGGTGCTTCAATGGGCATTAGATGGGCAGTAACATCATTTGGAAAAAATAAATGAGTGATCTAAAAGATTTTGAAGATTTATCAAAAATGTTAATGCGACATGAAGGTGTAAGGTCTAAAGTTTATTTGTGCAAAAATGGCTACGAAACAATAGGTGTTGGTAGAAATTGCTCAGAGTCAGGACTTGGCTTATCTGAAGAAGAGATTGTTTTTTTATTAGTCAATGACATCAAAAGATGTAAGGAAGAATTAATAAATAATTTTGATTGGTTTGAAGATCTAAATACAGCGAGACAACATGCAATGATAGATATTGTTTTTAATTTAGGCATAACTCGTTTATTGAAATTTAAAAAAGCATTAGCTTTTATGGTAGAACAAGATTACTTCAATGCTTCAGAAGAGTTTTTAGATTCTCGATGGGCTACACAAGTTGGTCATCGAGCAGAAGAATTAGCTGAGATGATCCACACTGGAGAGTATATATCATGCCACTAGTACCATTAACAATTCCACCTGGCGTTTCTAAACAAGGAACCGATTACCAAAATGCCAATCGTTGGAACTCATCTAGTTTAGTTAGGTGGGCAGAAAATACTATGAGGCCAGTCGGTGGATGGAGAGAAAGAACATCGGCAATGACTGGCATTTGTAGAAAAATTTTAACTTGGATTGATAACAGTGGTGTTAGACAAACAGCAGCAGGAACACAAAGTAAGTTATATGCTGTAACTCAAGCTAATACGCTTGCTGATATTACGCCAAGCTCTTTTACTTCTGGTGCAGCAGATAGTGTTACAAATTTAGGATTTGGTGGTCTTACCTGGGGATTGTCATATTATGGGGTAGAGCGTCCAGACACAGGCACATATACTCCAGTTACAACTTGGAGTTTAGACACTTGGGGACAATATTTACTTGGTTGTTCAACTGCTGATGGTAAAATTTATCAGTGGCAACTAGACAGTAGCACTCCAACAGTAGCAGCAGTCGTTACCAATGCTCCGACTTCTTGTCAGGCAGTTTTTATTTCAGAAGAAAGATTTGTTTTTGCTCTTGGTCCAGGTGGAATAAAAAACAAATTACAATGGTCCGATCAAGAAGCAGAAACGACATGGACACCTTCATCAAGTAATCAAGCTGGAAGTTTTATTTTATCAACACCAGGCAGTTTACTCTCAGGACATCGTTTAAGAGGTGAGTCATTATTTTTAACTGATGTAGATGCTCATGTTGGTAGATATATCGGGCCGCCACTAGTGTACGGATTTCAATCAGTAGGAACTGGTTGTGGTGCAATTTCAGCTAATAGTTGTGTAGTTGCAAATGGAAGCGCCTATTGGATGGGCTTAAAAGGTTTCCATCTTTATAATGGTCGAGTACAAGATATTCCTTGTGAGGTTTCTGATTATGTCTTTAATGATATGAATCAAGGTCAAAGATCAAAAACCTATGCTTTTTACAACCAACACTTTGATGAAGTTTGGTGGTTTTATCCGTCTGCAAACTCAACTGAAAATGACAGGTATGTCAGTCTTAATATTAAAGAAGGGCATTGGTCTATTGGTGAATTGCCAAGAACAGCGGCACATGGCATTGGTGCTTTCATTTATCCAAACATGGTCGGTACTGATTCTAAAGTTTATGAACATGAAGTTGGTATTATTGAAAATGATAGTTACCCTGTTTTTGCCCAATCAGGGGCGTTACAGATCGGAAATGGTGACAGATTAATGTCCGTTGATGAATTAATCCCCGATGAGAAAACACAAGGGGATGTGACAGCAACCTTTAAAACCAAATTATACCCTAATGGAGATGAAACCAGTCATGGACCATATTCGTTAGCCAATCCTACTTCAGTTAGATTACAAGGTAGGCAAGTAGAAGTAAGGATAGATCAAAGTAAGGATACTGATTGGAGAGTAGGTGTTATGCGTTTTAATGCTAAAGCAGGTAGTAAACGATGAGACTACCTGATGCTCCAAGTAATTATGATCCTGTATATGAATCAGAAAAAAATAATATACTAGAAAAAATTGATCAACAAAATTTTAAACGATTATCAGATGTAGAAATTGGTTCAGCAAGATTAATTATTGAATCACCTAATGGTACTCGTTACAAAATAGTTGTTGATGATTCAGGTAATTTATCTGCGAGTAGCGTCTAATGGAAAATGTTATAGCGATAAATACAGCAGCTTCTATTATGAGTCCTTATCGAAAAAATATTGAAAAAGCGTTACAATATTCGAAGGGAACTCATACATATAGCGATGTCGTTTCCGCAGTAGAAGATCAAAGTCTACAATTCTGGCCTGGAGAGAACTCAAGTTTTTTAATAACTGAGTTAGTCCAATATCCACAAAAAAAGAGTTTACATATTTTTTTAAGTGCTGGTGAATTACCAACACTTAAAAAAATGATAGGTTCAGTTGAATTATTTGCTAAAGAATTAAAATGCGATCACATAACTATTTGTGGTCGTCACGG